AATATCTATGAAAACTATCAAACAGTGTAAATGGGTTTGAAACTCTTGCTCTGCCAAATGCATCTACAGCCATACCGCTGGGATTTCCAGATCCAACTAAATTACCGTATTGATCGGCAAGCATCATCACTTCAAATATTGTCTTACTATCATTCAAATATTGATGAGTATCTTTTCTAAACTGTGCCATTATTTTTGCCATCCTTTGACTGTATCTGGTGAAAAGTTGGCATGAGAGAATTGAAGTCGATCAATTAACTTAACAGCACCTTTTCCAATGTGATCAATTGCTACAAAGCCTTCTTGTTCGGTAACTTTATATCCATCAGCCGTGCGAAGGAATGTACCAATCTGTTTTGCTTTATCTAGTTTACGAACAATGATAAGTTTGGCATCTGTGATCAAATTGTATAGATCAAACATTGACACAATTTGTGCTTTATCAGTATTGGCAAAGTATTTCATTATCTCTTTTTGTTTGAGCCCTGCTTTAGTCTTGCCGGCATCAGTTTTAAGTTTGTCTGCTTCTTTTTTATAATAAGCAGTGATGTAAGTGACAAGATCGTCAACAAAGTTATTAGTATCACCAATTCGTTGTCCTTCTCTAACTTTGGAATTAATAAATGTTTTTACACGGACAAGCAGTTCATCATTGTCTGAAATACCATCAAGTGTTGTTCTTTTTAGTTTGGAAAAAATCTTACCTGCATTTGATAAGATTTGAGTAACCTGTGTTGTTTCGGCTTCTGTCATATTAGCAGAGCCTGAAATGTCACGATATAGTGCATCTACCGACCAGACATTCCTCGACTTTTTGAGGCCGCTAGCAATCTCCTCACCAAAACTTGCCGACATTGTTTCAAAAGATTCTCCTCGATATGTAGTGTGCCAGACCACACCGATTCTTGAGGCAAGGATTTGTTTAGCAAGAAGACTGTTCTTTGGTACCGCATAAACAATCGTGTTAGGATGAAAAGTAATATACGATTCTCCATCAATCTTAACTTCTTTAATATCACTTTTTGCATATAGAAAATCACCTTGTACAACGCCTTTGATGCCAAGTTCTGGAAGACATTCAAGAGCCAGTTTCAATTTTGTGTTTAAGTCACCAGATGTATCAGCATCAACATCTGCATCAGTCTTATATACCTTTGGGTTCTTATTAAAGATACCTTTTTTGGCAACAAAGAACTTACCGTCAGATGGATCAATACCGGCAAAAATTGCAGGGGCGCCATCCCATTTGATAGTCACATTAACTTTGTTGGTGGTTTTTCCAGCTAACATATCACGGAGTGACTGAAGGAAGTTAATTGCCTCACGCGTTCCTTCAACACCACCATTCAGGATTGCATCCTCAAGGTGTTCCATATGTGTGTTTTTGGCTTCAGTTAGAAATGAATTAAACCGAATCATAGTTTGACCTTTGGTTTGATTGTACCGCTAGTAACATGATAGATAAAGATTTCGTTTTGCTTAACAGTTTTTATGGCTGCAATATTACCTTGTTTAGCAAATTTACTATTATTGATAAAGATAACTTCATGTTTACTAAAATAGTTATCATATGCACTTTTTGCAAATTTTTGTTCAATGGCATTAAATTCTGTTGGAGCCTTTTCCTTCATAGCTTTTATATCATTAGGTGCTATTTCAGTAGCAGTTCCTTTTACTCCAAGCTTGAGTCTTAGTTTGTTCAGTTCAGTTTTAAATTCATCTAGCGCAATAGTACCGCCAAGCTTAAAATCATAAGCCATTGACCCATCATTACTTATAGATACTGCTTTTACTTCGTAACCTTTACTTCCAACAATTAGATCAAGTCCTGCTGATGAACCACCACCCAATTTTGCATTGTTAATTAAAAAATATAGAGTCACTTCACCAGGACCAATCCCTTTGAGATTATACTTATGAAGCTTTTTAAACATAGTCATATTTTGAGTTTTTAGTGTAGTGATAAGAGTATTTAGTTTCCCCATATCAACATTATCAATTGTTTTTGTGATGTCAAATTTTGGAAAGAAATGCATATTAAATAAATATTGAATTTCTTTTTTATGATCAGTTTTAGTAAACTCAGTTGGAGTTATATTAAACGCTGAAACTTTTAGAGCATTATTAATGAACTCCATATTTAAATCAGCCATTGTAATCTCCGACTCTTCTGATTCTTTTATAAAATGTCTAAATCTTTTCATGGGAACTCCCTTAAGCTTTAGATTATTTATATGAAAAAAAGAGCCCGAAGGCTCTTTAACTTTTCTCATGTTCACCAATGAGGATATAGTCTTTATCACCAGTAAAGATTTCCGTGAAGATTTCAAAGTATTTATTTTCATGTGTGATTCCATTCAACACTAAATAATATTGGAACTCATCTTTCATCAGGTCTATATCCATGGTTCGGATGTCAAACCCAAAACTTTCAAAGTCCCATTCCATAGCCTCGCCAATTGAACACCCATAGTCTTTCATCATACCAAGAATGCGTAGAATAAAAGTATCTAATGGGTCATTCATTGTTCAACTCCACAATCACAATCTGCATAGTATTCAGTCATAATGGAATCATATGTAATGTCGACATTAGCTTGCCATTGACCAACAAATTCTGGTTGCCGCATAAGATAATAACCACAGATAATAGCACCCATTGCCAACGAGATCAAAAGATCACGGACAAGTTTCATAATTTCAATCATTCGAAGATCACTTTCATAAATGCAATTGCATATGGAGCCAAGGGAAACAAAGCAAACAGGATAACAACTCCTGCAATATCTTTAAATATTTCCCAGGCACTAGCAGTCTCAAGATAGTTCATCATGGTCAGGTCTCCTTACAGTGATTTCGGTTCTGTTTCAAAGCCATTTGAGTATCGGTAGAAAGAAACCCAAGCTTCTTTGATTGGTTCCAAATAATCCATCATCTCACGAACATTTGGAAAGCGCTTTTCATAGCCACTCGGTATATGTTTTGCAATCAGTTCCATGGTCAGCTCCTTCATTAGTTACATTTACTTTATAATATAAACAAAAACCATTGTCAACAACAAAATGCAGTTATTATAGACAATATTTAGACCAGTGATCACACATGTTGATCAAAGCGTGATATGTTCCGCATTTGATCTTCTTCTTTGTTTCTTTGTGGATACCGATCCAACCATTGCAACTATACATAGTCCATTCAGATTCAAGTTGCTTCACACGTTCTAGAGTCATGATCAGTTATTCCGCATATTCTTGATAAACTTCCTGAACAAACGAGTAAGGTGCCCCAGACAAACGCATTGCATTGAACAACATACGATCTTCATCTGGTTCAGATACACCCAGTTCAAGCATCTGAGATTCTTTGATAGCTTCACGGATCACTTCGAGCAAAGTAGTAGCCATAATGTATGTTCCTTTACATGTTACATAAATCAATATAAACTATTTTTTCACATATGTCAACCACAAAGATGCATTTTGTATAAATAGTAGTATGTGGGTGCGGATAATACGTGAAACAACGTAAGAGGCAAGTGTGCAGTATATCACAACAGGAAAAGTCAGGGTCGCATCTCGAATGCCGGTGGGGTTCCGCCTGACACTCGTACCAATCTAGGAGAGGTCATCAGAAATGATGGCCTTTTTTAGTTAAGAACACCATCAGTTGGCATCTCATATTTGTAACAAAAGAATGATGGTGTAAATCCATTGAACCCACCACCAAGATTTAACGTCCGTGCCAGTTTACGAGCACCTTCATTATCCTTCTTGACCGCCACGATTAGATTGGTGCCACGTTCAATCACCTCATGCAATACTCCATTTTGTTTCACCGTGTAACTCATTTAAACCCTCCAAAAGCTGGTTTCTTTTTCTTGAGGCTAAACAATTCACCAGTTTCTGGATTAATAGCATCAACATCATCATATTTTTGTAAATCCATAATTGGTTTATCCTCGGCTTGTTTCTGATCGTTCATCAGACCTTTTTGTGCATTTTCCTCGACATTATATAGTCGCATCTTTGATCTGTCAATACCGACAACAAATCTCTTGTATGCATTGATGTCACCCCAACGATTCTTAAGTTGTTTGACCATGATCTGACCAAGCTGTTCCAATTCTTCAGTTGAGATAAGACCAAACATAAAGTCTGCCGTTGCTGGTAGACCAAACGATTCTGAAGTATCAGTCAAGTCCATATCAGAATTACCAAAACCTGAACGAGTAGTCTGAGTAGCGGAAACAACAGGAACATTAAACTCAACGGCAAGACCACGAAGTTCTTCGGCAATTGATTTGATCATTGTATATGAATTGACATTGGCGCCATGGCGAAGTCTTGAACTCATGCAGATATTTAGGTAATCAATATAGATAATATCTGGTTTAAAGTTACGTTTCAGTCTTAGATCATTCAACAGATGCCTAAAGTGTGCAGAACCGGCAGATGCAGTTGGATATTCTTTAATAATAAGCTTACCGGTAGTCTTGCCCTTCATACGTTCAATCTTTTTGACATAGACATCTTTTGGTAGTGTCCGAAGATCATCAAGTGATACATCAAGAAGATTAGCATCAATTCGTTCAGCAATCCGTTCCTCAGCCATTTCCAATGTGATATAAAGGACATTGAGTCCATCCATAAGATTTGATGCAGCACAGTGACACATAAACAATGATTTACCAACACCAGTACCGGCAAGAGCAATGATCAATGCCTTTCGTGACACACCACCCTTTGTGATCTTGTTCATTAGATCAATATCAAATGGGATTTTATCTTCTTTTTTGTGATAAAAGTCAAATCGTTCGTCTGAGTTTTCAATAAAGTCGTGGCCGATTGCACTATCAAATGAAACACCAAGGGCAGTTGATAGCAATTCAGGAATAGAACCTTTATCGGCAGTCTTATGATTACCATCAAGAATGAGAATAGACTCACGCACTGCATTATACACTGCTTTGTCCTGACAGAACTTTTCAGTCTTATCAATAAGCCATTGAACATCAGTCTTTTCATCATAATAAAGAGAGCTGACTAGTTTATTCACATCGGCAAATTGTTGTTGATTAATATCTGTAAGTTCACCAATCGAAATATTCAATGCCTCTTTTGTAGGCAAGCCATTATATTCATCTACATAGTCAACGATAGATTTAAAAACAATCTGTTCACTCTTATCATGGAAATAATCGGACTTGATAAATGGAATTGTTTTTCTCGCATATTCGTCATTATTCATAAGTCCAGATAGAATTGTTTGTTCAATCATATGTCCCTCATATAGTATTGTGGGCGGAGACAAATCCCCGCCCTAGAATAATTATTCAAAATCTTCGTCAAGTTCTTCTACAGCAACTGATGTTTGTTCAGCACCAAAATGTGCTTTTGTCGACATAGTATAACGATTATGAATATGATTTGCCAAATCAGTCTTCTTAAACATCATATTCCAAAACTCGCCATTGTCAACAATTTCCTTTGCACGAAGCATTTTATCGGACAATACTTCACCTGTGGCTGGATTTACAGGTTCATACCAACCAACTTTTGGTTTACGTAGATAACCAGCCTCTTCAGCAACATCCATCAGGCCAGACCATTTAGAGATACCACCTTCAAATGTGACAGTAATTGGAATCTTAGACTTTTCACGAACATGTCGAGATTTTTCAATGTTAATTACAAAATGGTAGCCAGTAACTTCAGTACCGTCTTTCTCTTGTTGGCGACCGATGATCCAAATAGCATCACTTGAGTAATATGCACCAGTACCACCAGATACAATATCCTTAGGATATAGACCGATCTCTTTATATGTGTGGTTAACTGCAATTAGAGGAATGTCTTTCAGATTTAAATGAGGCGTCACCATCCGGAACAATGATTTCATCTGTTTAGCACGAGACATATCAGCAACTGATTTCTCATTCATGGCATCATCAACTTCTTTCTTTGAAGCCAAGTTACCAATAGAGTCAATGATAATACAGACACGATCTTTTTTCTCAATACCATCCAACTGTTTCATAATGTCAAACTTCAACTGTTCAACATCAGTAATAGGAGTATGAACAACTTGTTTCATATTGATACCAAATGACTCAAAGTATGCTTGTGGAGTACCAAATTCCGAGTCATAAAATAAGATAATGGCATCAGGATATTTCTTTTGGTATGCGGCAGCCATCAACAAGGCAAATGCAGATTTAAAGTGTTTGGACGGACCAGCCAACATAAGCAGACCTGGCACCAAACCACCGTCAACACTTCCAGATAATGCAACGTTGATCATTGGAACTGGTGTCGGACACATTTCTTTTTTGCCAAACACTTTTGATTCAGTGATCACGGCAGATTGTTTTATTGTACTGTTTTTCAGTAGTTTATCAATAAGTGACATATTATTTCCCTTTATAGAGTTCGTTTAGTTTTTCTTCAAATTCAGATATTTTATCAAGTCGATTTGGCCAATAGATATAATCTTTATCTGGGTTGTCTTTTAGATGTTTTAGCAAAGGCAGTATAGATAAGTATACACCATCTAATCTTCTTTGTAAACCATTAAGTTTTGCTACATATTCAGTAATGATGGTTTCAACATTTTGTACTGATTCTAGGTCAGATTCAGATACGGCTGTAAAACCAAAGTCAAAAAGTTCAGTTGTCACTAAAAAAATCCTCTAATGTTGAGATATGTTCTACACGCCATTTAATGGCATCAGATACAATCTTCAGTGGTTCCTTGAATGTTTTTTCAAATTGTAGATCATAGTCAATATATTCATGTAGGCCTAGTTCTTTAGGTAGGAACCCAGGAAACCCTACAACATTTTCTGATAATGGATTTGGCATTTTAAGATAACAGAATTTAATCTTATTGCCATCTTGGATAGGTTCGTATTGTTTATCCAACTTTTTCATTTTAATAATATGATTGAACAAAATTGCGCCTCGAACGTGAATAGGAGTGCCCTTGGCATACATTGAACCTGCCGATTCATATTTTTTAATATCATGGATGCCACGAGGAAATGATACCTCTTCTGGTTTAAGTCCTTTGAAAACTTCCTTAAAGTCTTCGACAAACTTGATCAGGTCCTTTTCAGTTCCGGTCAACATAATCTTATATGCCTGTTTAAACTTGTCTCGAACAACCTGTGGTGTGGATGATTTGACTGCCTCGATACCCATGATCTTAAGTTTGGGTTCGGCATATTGCACACCTTCGTTGTTATGCACATTGATTATATATCTCTTTTTAGCAGTCCAGATTGCACGATCGGCAATTGCTTCACGTTTCATTACCATACGATTGTCAAATGCATTCATCATGGTACACATTTCAGCATATGCTTTTTCAAGAACAGGTTCAAGTTTTTGTGCACAGGCCTTATCAAGAAATGAAACAGGATCAGAAGGTTTTACTTCATTGACCAATGCACTCATATTGACATACAGTGAGTCAGTATCCATTGCAATGACAAAATCATTATCAGTCTTTAAGATCTTATTTAAAGCGCCATTCATTGCTCTTTCGGCCCAACGAATAGCCAACTGACCCGAGAGAGTAACACCTTCAGCAATTCTAAGATCATAATAACGGAAGTGTTGGTTACCCATTGCACCATACAATGAGTTCAATAGAAGTTTCACGGCCTGTTGTGTATTATCCAATTGGTTAATTTCACGTTTCAGTTCGGGTGATTTACTTTTTTCATACTCTTGTTTCAGTTTGATCATGTTCTTTTTGATGGCCTTTCGTTCATCATATAGACCGACAATGATCTCTGGGATACAACCCTGTTTATCTTTCCGATACATTGAACCATTAGCTGCAACAGCAACATTCCGTTCACGGATCTGTGGTGGCAATGGATCATGTTTGGCATCAAGATAATAGTCAACACCGTGTGGTGCAAAATCACCTGACCCACTCAGCAGAGTTTCAGGGCTCATGTTATACTGAACGATAAGATTTGGATACAGTGAGTTCAAGTCAAAACTCACAACCCAGTCATGCATACCGACCGCCACATCTTTGACGTAACCACCTGGGTATTCACCACGTTCTTTATGAACTGCTTGTGGAATCACAATGTTCTTTTGTTTCAGATGCCGATAGATGATACTATCCCAGATGGCAGTAGTGCCAAGAGTATCGCCATAGTTCACGCCGCCTTTATATGCCATGATACATGCAAGTTCAATCAGCCGCATATCTTGGTCAATCCGATCAACTAGATCGACGTCACGAATGTTATAATCAATGAACTTTTGATAGTCTTCTTTATACAGACCGTGCAATGATCCATGTTCAGTATATGAAAGTTTGCGTTCACCAAGGACGACATATGCAATATGATCAAGTGCATATGATTCCTGTGTTCCATATGTATGCCCAAACTTTTGGAATAGATCAATATAGTCTAATTGACCAACACCATACAGTTCATAAGCATCAAGTGATTTACCTTTGATGCCGATCTGGCGATACTGCACCACTTTCCAAGGCGATAATCGTTTCATATTATCCTCACCGAGGACCTTTTTGATACGATTTGCCATATACGGAATATCAAACAGTCGGATGTTCCAACCAGTAATAATGTCGGGTGTATGTGTTTCCCAATAGGCAAGAAACAATGTTAACAACTCGACTTCGTCCTTACAACGATGATACTGAATCAGATAACCTTCAGGTAATACCTTACATTTGGTTGTGTCATATACACCCATACCCCAGACGTGATACATTTTGCTTTTGGAAGACTTATATGCAATTGAAATGACTGGATGATTTGCATGTTCTGGATATGGAAACCCATCATCAGATGCAACCTCAATGTCAAAGTTGCCAACATTGATGTGGTTCATATTGAACTTAATGTCACCTGGGAATTTTTGTGCAAGAAATTGAGCAACATAATTGGAATTGCCAAATACTTTGAAGTTTTGAACACCATCATACATTTTAACAAACTCAGATGCTTCTGACATAGAGTCAAACTTCATTGGTTCGACTAGAGTTCCATCTAATGCATAGACGCTTTTATTTGTTTCTTTGTTAGATTTTACGTGAAGTGTTGGAGAAAACTTGACACGTTCCTGAATAAGGGCACCACTGTCATTGTATCCACGATACAAGATCTGATTGCCGTAACGATGGGCCGAGGTATAAAAACTCATGTAGTCTCCTAATCATAGTAATATTAGTACAATATATCATACATTTGTAAAAATGTCAACTGAAAAGAGCGCCGAAGCGCTCTTATTTACGTTTACCATTGATGAAGTCAAGTTCTTCGTCTGTATATGGCCACATTACTTGCCGCCTTTTTTCTTTTCGCCTGGAGTGCGGAATACGGTATGATCTGGATCTATCATTATTGCTCTTTCACTGAATCTTTATTCATAATGAACGTGTAAAGACTTTCAGCATTCTTTTTAATTTCATCAGGTGAAAGTGCTTTTGGGATATATTTTTCCCAAGCTTCCAATGCTTTTTCAACATTGTCTTTATACATTTCAGCTGCTTGCCAAGCCAACTGTGCTTGAGTGTCATAATGTCTGTCGGCCATTTGTTTGGCCATTACCAAAATATCATAACGTAGTTCATATGGGTTTTTATTGCTCATTTAGTTCTCCTGTGATGTGTGTGATGGAGAGCTAACCATAGACTCTCCGCGGGTTTATTACGCAACCATCCGGTATCATATTACTCGTTAAGCAAAACTTTATTAACTCTATCCTTTTCGGAAAGTATTAATGGTTCTTTTCTATCTGCTGTAGGAAATACATTACCAGTTAGATCAGGACCAATAGTAATTTTGCGTTCTTTTTTGTATTCAGGAATGTTATTTCTAAGTCTAATTAAGAGCATACCATCCTGAATGTCGGCTTCCAATACTTCAATAGTATCGGCAAGAGTAAATTTACGTTCAAAACTTCTTGACGAAATACCTTTATGCAAATAAGCTTGAACAGAATATTCTTTTGGTTTACCTGTGATCGTAAGATTATCACCTTTTACAATAATTTCAATATCATCTTTTGAAAATCCTGCAACAGCAATTTGAATGAGATAGTAATCATCACTATTTTTGATGATATTATATGGTGGATAATTTTGGACAGTACCAACTGTCAGGGTTTTATTATAAAGTTTATCTAAAGTGTTGTCAAAACCAATAAAAAATGGATCGGCAAAACCTTGTTTCATACCATTTGTAATTCTACGTTCAGTCATATGTTTCTCCTATAAAGCAAGAATATTATTGGATCCCCTAAGGCAATCCAATGATATTTATATCACTATTCTGTAAGTTGTCAATTATTTCTTTTTGCCAATCGAATATTTTGCAACAAGTTCCCACTCACCTTTTTCACTATGTGCTAAAATTTTAATCTGTGAGATTTCTGCAATTGGATCTTCTACAATTTCAGGATTGATTACTGAAACTAGACCCCACTCTTCCAAAAGATTTGCAATTGTATTACGACGACCTTTATCTTCGTCATCAAAATTATTTAACTTTCCATCTAGCATAAACAACTCTTTAAAGTGTACAATATAATACTTACCTTGTTTATGTAGGATATGACACGATTGGTATAGCTTTTTATCCTTACGAGACGCAATACCGATACGTGTTAAAGTTTCTTTAACTTTTAAGAATGTTTCGGCATTGGGTAATGTAATTTCTACCAATGTGTCTATTAAAGTCATTTCTTATTTCCACCTTTGTCTAGTTCTTTTTTTAATACTAATATTTGATCTTTAGACAACAAGGATAGATACTCACGACCTATTTTAGAATTACATTGATAGTATTCACAAATAATGTCCAAGTCTTCATTGCTTTCGTCTTTAACCCATTTAGCCCAACGTTTGTTTGGTCTAACAATATTTATAAGGAATTCGTACTGGGCACGTTTAGGTAGATGATATTGGACATTGATTTCGTTAGCAATGAGTGCAGTGTCTTTAAAGTATGACAATGCTTTATTAACAATCCAAGGATTGTAATCCTTTTCGGCAAGTGTATCATTTTCAGTATCACGCATCATATTTTGTTTTGATGTGGTAATAGAAGCAACATAATCAAATGGACTTGTCGACATGATTAACCCCTTTCAGATCACTGGTGGTGATCTCTAATTCATTAGCACAAGCGCTACAGATCAGAATTTTATCTAATGTTTTTTTACCATTATTATTATAAGAGTATTGTACATCAGCACCAGCATCAGTGATATTGGATTTACATAAAAAACAAGTAGCAGGTGTATCCTTTCTAAAAGCTTTTGGAAGCCAATGCATATTACTTCCAATCCAGTTCTGACATCAACACAGACAATGCAGCAACACGGTTGATCTCACTGTTAGCAACAAAGGCTTCCTTATACTGATATTCAGCCAAGGTAATAATAGCACCAGCAATACTGACAGTTGATTTGATTTTGGTAGGTAGAACATCATAAAGAGCTTGATATAGAGCAGCGGAATCCATGTCAATGTTTTCACCAACCCACTTACGCATCTCAGTGAAGTTTTTATTCTTCAGATGATCAAGTAAGAGTGAGATATTGTCGAGATTAGAACTGGCAAGAATACCAGAGTCAATTTTACCAGTAGCCGAATAGCGTTGCAATTCATTCAGGACACGGCGCCAATCTGGGAAGTGCTTTTGAATAACCTCAGCAACAGCCTTTTGATCATATGCAACACCTTCACCTTCAAGGATGTTACAGGTGCGTTTAAAGAACTGAGTCGCCATTTTAGGCCGATCACTCTTTGTAATATTAAACTCAACCACCGAGCATCGGGAATGCAATGGTTCAATGATACGATTTTTAAAGTTACATGTAAGAATGAATCCACAGTTGTTAGAGAACTCTTCCATAAAGTTACGAAGTGCTGGTTGAGTCGAGTTTGGATTTAGATAATCAGCCTCATCAAGAATGACATACTTACGACCACCAGTAAATGAGATAGACGAAGCAAAGTTAGCAATCTCAACACGAAGAGTATCAATGTTACCATTCATCGAACCGTTGATAGTAATATAATCACTCCCAAGTTCATTCAGCATTGCTTTGGCAACAGTTGTCTTACCAACACCGGCACGACCAGTCAGTAATAGATTTGGAACATTTTTCTGGTCGACGAATTGTTGAAATGTTTTCTTAAGATCCTCAGGCAGAATAGTTTCTGCAATTGTCTTAGGACGATACTTTTCCACCCAAACAAAGTCTTCATTCATAGCATCACCTTTCATAAAATATCATTATATAATAAGGAGAGGATTTTGTCAACCCTCTCCTTTTGCTTTATCACTCAGCAACCGCTTCTTCTGTTGCTTTTGGCGCTGGTTCATTTTCTTTTAAAAACAATGTAAAACGCTGACGAAGGCCTCCGATTACTACCATTTCATCGCCTCGAATTGCTCCACGCGCAGATACAACATCAATTAATTGCACTGCAAGTTGAATATCATTAATTGTAAGACCTACATTCACGTCTTGAGTTTCTTCTGTCATATTATGCTCCAAATTTACTATTTTTTTCGATTGCAATCCAATACTGGATAGTATCGGCTTTAAAATGTGCCATACCTTTAGAAGATAGTGATACTGTATAATCCTTTGGCATCAATTTAATATTTTCCACTTTGATAATCATGTCAAAATGCGATTCAGACTCACCAACAATCACATCAAATACATCTGCTGTTGGATTTTTACTATTACCTGCGGCAAGGCGAACAACGTTGCCGTCACCAGTAAAGGTGATTTCTGCCAATTGAAGAACAGAAGCTGCACGAAGAACCTTTTGAATATCATCCCACTTTACAGTTACAGTAACCTCTGGATCTTGAATGGCAATATCACGATCTGGTGGTTGGATAATCATTGATTCAGCTGCATAGGTATAGTTAACACGACTCTTACCAGATGCAATTGCAAACTTGGTGTCTTGAAACTCAACCTCTGGCGTATCAAAAAGAGATAGTGTTGCAAGGAAACGTGACAGATCATATACAGCAGCATTTTTATCAATGGTTTCAGTAATAACAGCTGCAGCCATCACAGTTTTTTGTGGTGAGATAGTCCTAAGAACCGCACCAGGTTTAAATACCACACTTGGATTAATTGACGAAAAGTTTTTAAGCACATTGAGTGTGTTATCACTAAATTTCATATTATTTCATTCCTTTAAGTTTATCAATTGCGCGACGTTGGTTCCGGTTTAGTTTAGGCCCGTCACCTTTTACATTATCATCATTAGTTGGTTCTGTCAACCAATTCTTTTCATTGGATTGATTTGATGCTGTTGGTGATGCTTGAATTGCAGCCATTGCAGCAAGACTACCAGAGAATACATATGATCCAACATGTTCCAATTGCATCCATGGGCACATCCAAATCTTTAATCCAGCTTTACGAGCATAATAGCTGAACATATAATCTTCGGATAGGTAACGACGAGTCTCTGGTTCAATTACACAATCAAAGAATGCTGTAATTTCACGAGTACCATCAAAGTGCTCAGTGCGAACATGATCTGGAAGATATTTAAGTTCTGGATATGCTTCGGCATATTTTACAAATGTTTCACGATGGATCATCATAAAACCAGTACCACCTTCACGGATTTCTACTGGTTCATCAATACGGAATTCTTTAACATCTGCGGCTGGATTGAATACAAAATCACCAACAAAGTTTTGTAGTTGGAATGGATTCTTATCAGCAAAGCCTTGGTCAACAGCCATCTTGATCTTTTCCCAAGAGATAGCTTTCTTTGGATAAGGACCAGTTACAATGTCCATACCTGTTTCTGGATCAGTCAAATGCATCAATGTGAACACATCTTTATAATTGAATCCAATATCGGAGTCAATAAAAAGCATATGAGTAAACCCTGATCGAACAAACTCATCAGCACAATAGTTACGTGCACGAGTGATGAGAGATTCATTAAACAAGTAATAGAATCGGACCTCGATACCATATTTTGCACAGGCCATTGCCAAGTCATTTGTTGATTTGGTATACATACCTGCACATTGTCCCCCGTACATGGGAGTTGCGATGAACAGACTCTTACCTTTCAAATCATTTACTGTAATATTAAGTTCCACTTTTCATACTCTCTTTCAATTTGGCAAACTCTTTGGCTTCATCGAGTTGCATTTTCATCCATTTAGCACATTCCTTAGAAGATAGTGCATTTTTGTTAGGAGCCGGCATACGATCATCCTCACCAATATCCCTCATAACAGAAGCAGACAACATCATAGCCGAAGCCATAATCATACACACCTGATGTAGACCTGAACCATTGTCACCATCATCATAGTCATGCCGACGTTCAAAGTCATCAAGATGTCGTCTTAGACTGTCGATCATTTGTTGCCAAGGTAAGCCTTTTTCCCAGTTACGATGAGCATATTTAATTGCACCATATTCTAGTGATGTAGCACCTGCCGCAACTGCCTCAAGTGGAACTTGTCTAAAGTATGGAACACCTAATGCTTCACGCAATGCTCCAGTTGGAGCGGCATTGTATTTTGATTCCGTCATCTATTTATCATCTCCAAGTCATTCTCTGCCCGACAAATCGCCTGTAAACGCAAAATATCTGCAGCAATATCAAATCTGCTATCATGTTTTATGAATGTTTTATTCCAATATTGTTCATCGGATACTGGAATAAAACCATTTACTTTTGGAAAGTTAAACTTTGCATCAATAAAGGTACGTGTGTCTCGTACAAGCCATGGGCTTAAATGTTGAGTAATAATATCAAACTTACCAACAATTGTTGCCCAACGTTGTAAGATAAGAGGATCAAAAGTATTGGCGCGTGACCACCAATAACCAATGGTCTTGTTTTCAATATAACTAATGAACCGATCAATAAAAATATGTACCGATACATCATCTTTACTTGGTTTTAAAACCTTTTTGGCTTCATCACCCTGTGATTCCCACCATTCTAAATCACGTTTGGTAAATTTAGCGCCATGAACTTCACATTGTTCCTTGACATTCACTTTATCTCGTTTGGCATTCTCGACAAGTTCAAGCAATGAATATGGTTTATCAGTAATGAACCGATCCCAATCAAAGACCATATAAGAACAATCTAGGATTGGAATCTTAAATACATCTTGACCCATTGTTTCAAAGTCAAGAATAAAGTGTAGTTTACTCATTACTTACTCCGAGTAAGAAAAGGTGCAAGTTCTGGTGCTTTCCAACCATCCGGTTTCAGAATTTTTCCATCTTCACGGCGCTTCACAAACCCAGTCTCTGGATCAATCTTGGCAAAGTTAGTTTTCATTACTTCATTCCAAGCGCCTTCTGCGTCATAACCCATTGCATGGGCAGCACCAACAGTGACTACCATAATGTCAATAAGAGCATCAAGAGTTTCAACTTCATCTTTTGCTTTTACAGCATCACGAAGTTCTTTGTATTCTTCTTTGATCAGAGACAAATACAGTTTAGACAACTTTTTATTCGGCACATCAGTTTGACCTGTAGCAACCATAAATTTCAATGAGTCTTTAAACACGTTAGTCATTATTCACCCTTTACATATGTAATGTTTTGCATTTTTTCACGATCGTCCAAATCATAACCTGAACGATAGTCATTGTTTGCATTAATAACTTCACGGAGAACACTAAAGTCTTCTGCAAAGTTTAGAAATGCGGCAGTATCTTTTGGAAAACAGGCGCCACCAAATCCACGTTTACCATCAAATCCTGGGACTGATGTATGTGATGTGCCAATTCTTGGATCACCACTTACAGCATTGATGATTGCATTATAGTTCGAACCATGTTTTTCTACAATATCATAGAACTGATTCATCCACAATACTTTTGATGCAAGGAATGAGTTGATGCCATACTTAACAAAACTGGCTTCCTCGGCAGTCATATTATAAACAGGACATGGTTTACACGTGCTGTATTTTGTATAGAGTTCATACAGTCTATCACAGGCCCAAGGTTGACCACCAAATACGTGCAGATTTGGATTTACAAAATCCTCATTAGCGGCTTTTTCAGTAAGAAACTCTGGGTTATAGATTACTATATCACCATTAGGACCGGATGTCAACATCTTAATAACATCTGGTGTAACAGTTGACTTAATAACAATGAGTCCAGCACCACCATATTCTTTAATAAAGTCGACTGTATCAACAACAATCTTTGAATTGATACTGCCGTCAGCATTCATTGGAGTTGGAACACAGATAAAAACTGCTTCCAAATCCATATTTGTCAATTTATCAATGCCGGCATTATATTTTGGATCAATAATAATCTTTTCTAACCATGGATTACTAAATCCATAGTCAACAGCTTTTCCCACAAATCCATGACCAACAATAGCAATTTTTCTTTTCATTCTTTATCCAATTCCATAATTAATCTTACACCAGAAACCCAATCTTTAAGTTGTCGTTTTGGTTGCCATCCAAGTGCTCGTGTTTTTGTATCAATCACTGGTGCTTTCATACGATTACCTTTTCGTGTTGGTAACATTTCAACAACACCATCAAACATATGTGCAATCTCTAGAATTGTATATGACAATGGATTACCAATACCATATTCGTCACCGTGACCATTTTTGCCAATTAGAATAAGAGCATCAACAATATCATCAACATGTGTAAAGTTACGTTCTTGAGTTCCAGGCAATACAACAGGCAATGGTAAGTCTTGTTTCATCAACTCTGTATATTTAGCAATTAATGTAGCATACTTTCCATGAGAAATTTCTCTAGGTCCGTATACGTTATAGAAATACGTAATAGCAAAGTCAATATCATTCCATTCACAGTACTGTTTTACAAATTCTGTATTTGATGCTTTTGACCACTGATATGGACTTACAACATCAACCTGTGCAAATTTGGTTGAACTGCCGGCATAGATGAGTTTAGCACCAGATTTCTTTACAAACTTTAACACTTCATATGTGCCAACTTTGTTATAATTCCAGACCAGTTCCATATCATCAAATGATTGTTCAACACGTGAATACTCACCAAGATGGAAAACATAATCAAATGATCCATGAGGAAAGATTGACAAGATATCTTCAGTTGATCCAGTAACATATCGAACACCTTCAACTTCATTGGCTTCAGAACCAGTAAAGTAGTTATCCAATGATACAACCTCATTTGTTGGATCAGAAGCCAATCGTTCACAAAGATGACTTCCAATAAAACCAGCACCGCCAGTTACTAAAATTTTAGGCATTAAATAAAATCCTCACCATATGTTCCTACGTAATACTGATGAACCAAAGGCTCACCAAGTAATGTTGCTCTACGAATGACCTCAGCCACTGTAGTATTATGGTATTTAGCCACTTTTTCATATAGTTCATTAACAAGTTTTTGAGTTGAGTTCATAATTTCCATACTATGTTAAAGGATTCATGTGATCAATATACACCATACTAAAAAAAT